TGCCAACTCTGTCTCCGCATCAAGACCATGAATTGCTTTCAAGTCTTGTGCTAGTTCTAGTGTGTACTCTGCTTTCAACGCACGTGACTTTGCTGTAACAGTTGCTTTTTCAATGGTGAAACCCATTTCTGCAAATGCTTCACCTGTGCTACCAAGTGCTTCAGCTTCAGCTGTTTCGTAAGCGTCACCTGCATAAGGTGCTGCACGATCAGAGTCAATTGTGTTTGGATCATTAGCATTTGCTAGACCGGATAGACCTGATGGGCCATTTGCACCGTTACCAGTTGTTGCTGAGTCACCTGAATAGCCAACTGCTGCTTCGTTGAATAGTGCTTCATCACCATTCGCAACACCAGCTTTAGATGTTTTGTAGCGTGACTTCATTGCGAAGATCAAGCCTGTTGGACCTGTCATTGGCTGAACACCACATACGTCATATGCCATCATGTTTGGCATTGCGCGGCGAACCAATGAGATAAGGATTGGGTTCCAGTTAGCACCAGTTACACCTTGTGATGCACCAGTTACTCCAGCATTAGAGTTAGCTGCTGTTTCTAGCAAGCCTTGCTCTTGCAATGCTTTTTCTGTGTTCTCCAGAACGACTGCAGTTACGGCACGCTTGTGTGCGTCTTTAACCAAACCTGCTGTTTCTTCGTTCAATACCGGAGACCATTTCTCTACGAGACGATCATAAGTTTCCATTATAGGATCTCCTACTTACTTGTTTGTTTTTCTTAGGGCGTTTACGTAAGCCGCCATTGAATCTGATACTTCTGTTGTATCACCTTCATCTTCTTCCTCGGGATCACCAAGGTCGATAGCAGCAGTTGTTTTCTTAGCAAAGTATGATTCTTTGATTGTAGCTACTTTCTTTGCGAAAGTTTCTTCATCTTCGAAATCTACCTTTTCAACCAAATCAGCAAGCTTTTCAACTTGAGTTTCTGCTAGGTCTTTTGAAGCTTCACGAATGATAGCTGCACGCTTAAGAGTTTCAAGCTCTTCCGCAAGATCTAGAGATTTTTTCATTGCTGTGTTGAACTGCTCTTCTAGTTCTTCATTGGCTGTTGCTAGTTCGTCAACTAGGTCAACTTTGGATTCTGGGACTTCAATGTAGGACTCAGTGAATAGATCTTTCATCTTATTCATAAAGCCTTCTGCAATCTCGGTACGTAGACCAGTTTGGATTGCCACTTTGTTGTCTTCCATCCATTGCTCAACCACATAGTTGAGGTAGCTGTCAACTTTCTCAACAAGATCTTCTTTAGTTGCTTTAATTTCAGAATCTAGTTCTTCTTTATAAGCTTCTTCCAAACGATCGATTTCTTCAGAAAGTTTTGATTTCAGAGCCGCTTCAAAAATAACAGCTGTTTTAGCTTTAAAGTCTTCTGACAATGTTGCTTCAGATTCAACCAACGCGTCTAGTTCACCATTGTAGTCATATGATACTTCAGGTGACTCTGCAATCACTTCGTCGTCAAGATCAGATAGATCGACGTCTTCTCCCATTAATTTGGACAATGCAACACGAAGATCTTCTTTCTTCATGCGTGACATTTTGTCGTATGCAGCGTTGATCATTCCAGCTTTAGTTTTGATCTTTTGCATAGGTTCAGAGTTTTTCTTATCTCCCTTACGTGCCTTTGCACGAGGGCCTTTGTCTTCTGCTGAATCCACAGAGGCAATAGATTGCGCTTCTGCATTTTTTGGATCATGAGCCTCTTCGATTTCCTCTTCGAGCTCAACATCCTGTTCTTGGATTTGATCAGTCATGTTTGACTCCCATCTTTAGTTGGATTTCAATTTTGAGAGGAAATTCTTATACTCACGAACTTGCGTTTCATAAAGATCCGCACGTGGAGCACGTTTAATTTCAGTCTCTATTTTTTCAATTTCTTGAGCAGTAATAACTCCATTGTTCCAGATCCATTCTACACCTTCCATAACACCATTTACAAAAGCTTCCGGTGCAGATGGGTCTTGTACGATATCAACCGTATTAAGAACAAAGTCATCTTTTACATACATGGTTCCACCACGACGCTCAAGGCTACCCATACCACGAGTTGAGACACCTAATTGAACACCACCCTCAAGCAAACCTTTTACAATGTTGCCCATTGGAGTATCCAAAATTCGTGCCTTTCCCATAACATTATTACCTTCCATTTTTAGATCGGTAATCTTATGAGAAACTTTATCTAAGTTAACAGTTGGTCCATCAGGGTGGTTTAATTCCCCTACCGCTCTGTCCTTAGAAACCTGTTCATTGACGTATTTACTTACAGCACCTTCTAAGATGCCTTTAGGATAGATACGTCCATTTCGGTTCTTAGATTCGGCCATTGCAAATACACCTTCGATGACGTGATTCTTAGATCCGTCCTCTTTCTTTTCGACGATGCACTGAACATCAGTTTCAGTATATTCGGTAATTAGCTTCATCTATCTTCCTAACTGTTTTATAAATTCATTACCCATTTTCTCTGCTTCTCGCTGAGAACGATAAGTTTCAAGTTTGTCACCATCAATATAAACATCAAATTTCCCTTGATGCTTGTGAATCATCATTTTATATTTGCCAACCTTTTTATCAAGAACATGTTCACCAGGTGGCATTTTCTTAACGCGTTCTCTAATGGATTTAAAACTTAAATTCATATTAACACTTTTCTTTATTTATACATTTAAACATTTTGGGTAATATTATGATTCTTCATTATCAAATTCGTACTCAGTATACTCATCATCTAATTCATCAATAGCAGCTTCGATCTCTTCGTCAGTAACGTCATCAACTTCATCATCACTCATTTCAAGATCTTGTTCTGCTTCTGTATCGTCTGTAGCTGGTTCTTCAATTTCTACTGCATTTCCGTCATTATAAATTTCTGCCGCTACATTAATTTTTTCTTGTTCCAAAGCATCATTCATTTTGCTTTGAATAATATCAGTAAACATAGGCCCAGCTTTGCTGAAGTCTTGGTCAACTACATTATTAATTAGGTCTTCTATTGCGCTCATAATCTGCTAAAGCTCCATCTTGCTGTGGTTGTTCATCTGGAATCGTTTCTGATTCCTGATCCTGTTCAGGTTCTTCATCTGTTGGAATTTCACCTGATTGTTGTTCTTGCGCTATCTGATCTTTCATTTGTTTTAAATCATCATCATCTAGCTGCAAGATATTTTTCATTACCCATTCTTTAGAGAAGAACTCTCCAACATACTGCTGTACATTATCAAGAGTCTGTAATCTATTTTGTAATATCTCTGCATCTTTTAATTCAGTAAAGTGATTATCTCTTACATAATCAACTACAATATCATTTTTCCACTTTTCCCAATCCTCTTCTACAATGATGCCTTTCATAAGCAATTGTTTTTTGAGAATTTCAGTAAATAACATTGAGAAACGATTTCTTAATCTATCAATAAACTTCTGAAACTTTACTTCATCTCTAGTAATCTCTGTAGATCTACCTAAACTAAACTGAGCTTCCTGTTCCAATCTATTAATAGGCACATTAAGACTTTTATATAGCTTCTTTTGAAAATATAGGATATCATCAATTTGGCCAAGGTTTTCACCTCCAGGTAAGGTGGAGATCTCTGTACCTCTCCCACCCTCTCTACGAGGAAGCCAAAAGTCTTCCAGCATAGACATATGTTTACGATCGTCTCTTACCTTACCGGTGTCAGCATCATACACTAGTTTATTACGGTAACGAGCCATAATATCTTTCATATATGTTTCTGCTTTACCACGAGGAAGGTTACCAACATCAATATAGAAGATACGTCTTTCAGGTGCTCTAGCTAGTCTATAAATGACTAACGAGTCTTCCATCATACGTAATTGGTTTACTGGTTTTAATGCTTTATGTAGAAATGAAATTACTTTCTTTCTATCAACATCTAATAGACCCGATGTTACATATGATACCGAGTCATTTGATAATTTAACTCCACCTGACATACCACCAGGCTTTTCCTGATAAATGTAAAATTCATTTACATTCTCAACGAGGTTTGCCCCAGTCACTGGATCTTTCTTTTTCTTTATCTCTTTCACTTTACGAATCTTAGAAGCATCAATTGGTCTGATTTCTTGAATACCAGCTTTTAAATTGTTTTCATCAACAACAAGATGATGATATATTCTACCATCAATATACCAACGTCTAAAGATATCATGTCCAAGATCTTTAAAGTTTAACATTGATACTATATTATTAAACTCATCATTAATTTGTTTTTTAACAGAATCGCTTATTTCATCTACATGATCTAATGTAAGTGAAATAGGAGATTCTCCTGCCTGAGAGGTAATTGATTCATTTACAATATCCTCAATAGCTGCATCTACCTCTGGGTGTATTGATGTAGCTCTATATTGTCTAATATTTTGATGGTTATCCTTGGCATGATCACCCTCGCCAAGATTAACATAAGTGCCGTAATGAGTTCCAGCAGCCGTAACATAGCCTGCTCCATCCTGATCAACAGGTGGTACAACGGATTGCATTTTCTCCGCTTGCTTATTGCGAGCACGTTTTATTTCAAATCCAAATAATTTAAGTCCTTCAGTCTCAGCCATACTAGTTCTCGTAATTAAGTTAAGGAGAGCCCGTAGGCTCTCCAATTATATTTATTTAGGTAGTTGTACCTGATTCCCAGTATTGTACTTGGAACTCAACCTGGAATCTCTCAATGTCATTCTCTAGACCATACGCTAGATCAATTTGAGAAATTGCTGTTGGGAAACAACCTCTAAAGTTATATGTCTTTAGTGTGTTACCATCTTTACCAAGTTGTTCAACTACAAGATCCGCTTCGTAATCAACAGGATTTGTTAGACCAGTATTTGCTGAGTGAGCATTCATACCATTCATCCAACGCTCCATTGCGTTACGAACATTAAAGTCTGTATCGTTAATGATAGTAGGTGTCCATACATCGAACACACGATCACCATTAAACTTTACTTGACGACCACGGAAAGGAACAATAATTGTACCTGTTGTAGAAGCAGGTAATGCTGCTGCTTCACATAGGAATGATGTTAATTCAACATCTCCACCTGCATAGCCAGGAAAATTAATAGTGGCTTTAAATAGATTTGGTCTAGCGCCACCACCACGCATTTTGGCTTTAAAATCATCTACGCCTAAAACTGCCATCTGTTATACCCTCCTTATACCGAAAGACCAGCGACTTCTTCGAAGTCAACGCCGGTTCTTACTGCAACAAAATTAAGGGTGATGTAGTTGATAGAACGAGCAGGTTTAATGAAGATATTTGCAATAAATTCATTTCTGTCGATAATATCGGGTGTATTATTTGTTTCATCGCACACGACTCTAAAGTCTGTTATACCTCTACGTCCCTTGATCTCTCTTAGGAATGGTTCTACGATGTTAACAAATTCGGCTCTTGTAAACTCATCGTTAAGTTCGAAGAGTGTATTACGAGCAGCCAAACCGATCGCTCTTTCAATTACCACAAATAGTCTACGCACATTGATTCTATCAAACGCTGAAGGTCTATTTAAGTGTGTTTTATCACCATATAGTAAAATACCTTGACCAGGTAGATTAGCAATTGGATTTACTCCAGCTTTATACAAAGTATCTCTTTGTGCTTTAGTTGGGGTATATGCTAGGTTAGTCACACCAAAGTATTGACCTCTGCGAACACCTGCTGGTGAATACCATGGAGCATTGTCATTATCAGATGCTGCCATAATACCTGCAGTAGATGATGCAGCTGGAATGTAGACATAAGTATCGT